AAACAAAAAGACAATTGATGTGAAAAAGGTATTCTGGGATATTCCAGTTATCGATTATTATGTGCCAACAAATGGTGTTATAAAAAAACAAACGAAATTCTCATCCACATCAAAAGATGATGTGGAATATATTACAGAGCAATTAAAAAATATTGAACATTACGACGAACAGATTATTGAACATATTGATAATCCAGAGGGTCGGATTAAATACAAGGATCAGCGAAAAATTAGCATAGGTATGTGCAAAAAAGACATTCTAAGTTACCGAAGTAAAAAGAAACGCGCGTTTTTCAATTGTTTTGTTGTTATATTGCGTCTCTTCAATGATGGAATATTTAAAGAAATACACATCAAGGTATTTAATACTGGCAAATTAGAAATTCCAGGAATTCAACACGATAGCCTACTTCATGATGTATTAGAATTATTAGTAAAAACACTGAAACCTTACTTGGGTGACGATCTTGTATTTATGGCAGACAAGAGTGAAACGGTATTAATCAATTCTAACTTTAATTGTGGATACTATATTGATCGTCACAAACTACATGATTTATTGAAATTTAAATATCGCATAAATAGCAATTTTGATGCCTGTTCTTATCCTGGAATCCAATCGAAGTTTTATTATGATATTAATTTGTCATCTGACAAACAAACAGGACAACAACCATTACATAAAAATGTTCACGAAATATCATTTATGATCTTTCGCACGGGTAGTGTTCTGGTTGTTGGTAAATGCGAAGACAATATATTATATCATATATACGATTTCTTGAAAAACATATTGGAAATAAATTATCTAGAAATATGTAGCCCAGGAACCGAACTTCGGGACAATGAAGCAATTGCTCTTGAAAAAAGCAATAAAAAGAAAAAACCTCGGAAAAAGATTGTATTATTTCAATAGATAAATACTCAACTAGATAAATAATTTACTATTTTACAGATGGATAAATTTTTTAATTTTTTATCAATGTCAACATCAAGTAATTTATGTTTTAATTCGTCGGGTTTAATTGTCTTTCGTATACATTTTTTTATGATCGTATCCATTAAATACCAATAATTTTTTTGAATGAATACATGATTTGAATGACTGACGAGAATGGAGACAGTTTCTTTGATGTTTTCTAACTTATTCACGGAGTTTGTTTCACAATGACTACATATTGTTGGAACTTGAATCAGAGTTTCTACGATTTTATATACCTTTGTGAACAATAGTTTTTGTAGTTCAGTCATACTATTTTCATCTTCATTCAATGTATCTATAAACTGATATTTTTCTATCAGTTCTACTACTATGCGATTGTATATGTCATTGAATTTTTCTAGTATTTTTAGTTTGTCATGAGTTTCTTGTTTTTCGACGAAACACATTCGATATTCTTCGTTAATTTCGAAAATTGTTTTTTTGTAAACAAACAAAGTGGCGTCTTTACTGTTTAATTTTAACAAATTATGAGTACCATCACCAAGTTGGCTAACAAATTCAATGTAATACAAAATTGCCCGTTGCGTATGATATACAGTCAGATCCAAATTGTTTGTATACAATAGAAGAAAACTGTAAATATAGGATGTATTCGTAATTCCGGTTGTGATCATGTGTTTTAAATATTCCTTATTATGTATTCCATTCAAACTTTCCGAAGAACATTCAATTAACTCATGAATTAAACCAACATATTTTAAAAATAATAGTGCTTCTGTTTCCTCTAAAGATGGATTATAATTCTTTACATCGTCTAGATTATAGTTATTCATATTGTGTTGTTTATAAAAAAGTAGGATATTATATTGTACTTATTTATACCATTTTCATCGAACCGTCACATTATATTTTTATATAAATTAGTATTTAAAGAATAAATGATTGATTTTCTATATAATGAGTTCTCAATCCGAACAAACTGAGCAAAACTATAGACTTCCTTCTAATACTTGTTTGCAACATGTCTGGAAATTAGCCATGGTAGAAGACAAGGAGATTAAATCTGATTATTGGGCAGCTTCTCTTGATAAGGAGGTTATTATTGGTGTCAAGTCTAATCAAGAAAAACTATTGGTTAAAAGTGAAGATGAATATACTAGTCCTGTTAGCAAGATTTATAAGGTAGAGAGTGAGTATATTGTTGTTACTGAGAATTCAATCTATTTAGTAAGTGCCGATATTGAGTCCAGTAGAATTTCTTAAAATTTCAATCCGTAACTAAATAGGTTTGGAAGTTCAAACCTACAAATTCCGATTGGAATAAAATATGATTATATTTCGGTTTATGTAAATTTTTATATAATCAATTTATATATGCCAACTGTACCAGGTGGTCAAAGACGATTACTGTTTACAGGTAATGTTAGAACAAACCTAGTAAATAAATATACCCCTGGTTCTGGTGTAGGAGCACTATCCGCTTCAACACGCAGAGCCTTAAAAAGAAGAGCCAATGCTGGTCGAGGAACATTGGATTCGAACGGCAATTTGGTGCCAGCTATTCCTAAACCATGTTGTTCAACTGAAGTGGATTCTAGTCAGAAAATACCGGTCCCAATCATTCCAGACCCAATCATCCCAGTAGAGCCATTATTTGAAATCAACGGAACTGTAAATGATGAATATTGTTATGGTACAGCTAGCACGTATGATTTAACAGGTACTGTAATAGATAATGATATTACGATTACATCTACAGGTGAATTTATTATTGATGTCACTGATTATCCTACTATTTTTGAAATAAAAACAAATGATGATTGTAGAGATATAAATACAGACGAATTAATTATTACTCAATTGTCATGTATAGTCGATAAATCTACTATTGACCTAACTACAAATAGTAGCCTATTTAGATCAGTCAATCCAATAACTAGTATTGTTGCTACTGAATATAAGAATACATCTTCTACGAAAACATTAGCAGAAGCAGAGGATACTATTAGTAGTAAACTAGGCATATCTAAAAAGGAGATTCATATAGATGCTATTCAAGAAGAAAATACTGATGTCGCTATGAAACAACTTCAATTAGCTAGTTTTGTGAATAATTGTAAAAAACTTATGTCACATGATAAAGACTCTGATATTCTTGATGCCGTGGTCGAGGAAATTAAACAAGAATTTCTAGATGGCGAAGAATTATTTGACTTAGCCAGTTCATCACGCATTTTAGATAAGATTAATGAGAAAAAAACAGTAAAAAAAACATTTGATGAAATTAATAGTTTTAAAGGTGTATTAGATACTGTTAATAAAGATGTAAATTCGGTGTCAACTGATGTAACCAAGTCTACTTTTACAGACAAATATCAAGAATCGTCAAAAAGAAAATCTGCTGCTATAGATGCTATAACTGACATTGAAACAACAACAAAATCATATGATGGATTTACAGATAAATATGGCGCAGCAAAAAATGATATCTCGATACAACCAGTTAAACCTAGTTCAAAGTATAAGGTAATTTCAATCGAAAATACAGAAGAATCCACCGAAGGGTATACAAAATTCCCATATTTTGACTTTACTGGCGATAAAATACCAAAGGATAAAGTACCTGGATTTTGGCGTAAGACTGTTGAATGGACAAGTATTCATATTATGTTAAGAAAACTATATCCGCAACAAACATCATATAGTTTACAAGTTGATTCGGAATCGTATAATTTAAATTTTACAAATAATATAAATAATAAAAAAAATAGCATACCTACATACGATTCTAAAAGTGATGTGTCAATACATCTTAATACATTATATGTTAAAACCGAGTTTTTAACAAGAATACAAGCTTCATATGAATCATTAAAACCAGCACCAGCACCAGCACCAGCACCAGCACCAGCACCAGCACCAGCACCAGCACCAGCACCAGCACCAGCACCAGCAACAGCACCAGCACCAGCACCAGCACCAGCACCAGCACCAGCACCAGCACCAGCACCAGCACCAGTACAAAGTATTCAATGCTTATTTCCAGATAAAATTAATATTGTCACTGGAGTTAACGGCAAATATATATTTAATGATAAGCCGTATTTGCAAAATGATTTTATAGGGGTTAATATAGGAAAATATGCTTTACAAATACCGAGTTCTCATCCAATTGGATTTTTAATAAATGATACATCTAAATTTCAAGTTATTGCAGATCCAAATGGTAGTGAATCTGGCCCAACCGACGTGAATGGCATACAGGTAACTCACTATACCGGCAAAATATTCATAGATGTTAAGGATAACTTTGGAACAATCGGTTATCATTGTTTATATCATGGTTATATGGGAGGTACAAATCGGTTAATGTTTTCTGATACATGTCCGGTTAAAGTAGCCGGTGGATCCGGAATTAACCAATTACCCGTCAATGAAGAGCCAGTCAATGAAGAGCCAGTTACAGAACCAGTTACAGAACCAGTTACAGAACCTATAGTCGAACCAGTAGCTGAACCCATGGTCGAACCAGTAGCTGAACCCATGGTCGAACCAGTAGCTGAACCCGTGGTCGAACCAGTAGCTGAACCCGTGGTCGAACCAGTTACAGAAGAGCCTGTTGCTCAAGAGCCTGTTGCTCAAGAGCCAGTCAATGAAGAACCATCGGCCGACCCAGTATCGATATTAAAGGTCAGTTATAACAATACAACAAATATTGATCAAACTGTGTTCAATGGATATGTTGATATTATGAATTCTGCCATCAGTAAATGGGACAGTATTATTCACGGTATTAAAGATTCGCAACAATTACCTGACCATCAATTAGTATTAGATGTAAGTATAAAATCACTTGGTTCAGGTGTATTAGGTGGTGCTGGAGTATATGAGTACAACACAGTTTCAAATGAATATGGAAACACATATCCAAGTAAGGCTACTATTGAATTATCATCTTCTATGATACAATCCCTCTCACAAGAAATAAGAGAAGACGGTAAAAGTAGTTTATATTATGTATTCTTACACGAGGTTGGTCATGCGCTAGGTATGGGTTCATTATGGGGTATTAATATATCCAACAAGCCAATTGTTTTAGACGATCATGGTGAAAAATATTACACATCTGAAAATGTGTTGAGAGAATATAAAAATGTCAAAGCATTTGAAGGTATTTCTGACCAACTCATTGGTATTCCATTAGAAAACGAAGGTGGACAAGGTACCGCACATGTTCATGTGGAAGAAGGAAATGAAGGTTCTATTTCATTCGACTCTAGATATTTAACTGTTGATGGTGTAACATATTACGCACCAGGCCTAGATCAAGAATTAATGACTGGTTGGGCCGAAATATCAGATGTATCTATGCCATTGTCTAGAATTACAGTAGCTATGTTGGAAGACATTGGATATATTGTCGATTATAATAATGCAGAGCCATTTGATGGTCCAGTTACACCATCTGTACCAAAGACCCAAAATATTACAATTTCTAGACAATCATCTATCGAGGAAAAACAATTCACATTACCATATAACAATCACATTAATAATGACGATACCTCACCAATTACCCAATCAGAAATACATCATTATATCTATGGTTCGCCTTATTTTAATGTAAATGGTAGCATTGACATCGTAGACAATGAAATTCTAACACCAATTAAATTAGATACTTCATTAGATAATCACAATACAGCATTAACATTACAATACAATCCACCAACAAATACTAATATCACACGGGAAACATTTTATTATACCGTATTCTATGAAAGTCAAAATCATAGTATTATCCAATCCAACAATTGTTTTGTCACAATTAACATTACCGATTAAATGAATACATGAATGATTCGTAGAGAGAAAACACCATTCACCTGTAAATAATTTCCATAAATAAAATATCAATTATTTCAATTGATATTTTATCGACCAAGTGATAACCAGATGAAGATTCAATATAATCATATGATATATGCGGTTATAGTATTTCCATCAGTTTCTCAATCTGTTCTGGGGTAAGTTTTTCTGGATATTTCACTGTGAACTTCACACATAAGGCTCCTTTATGATTATCGCGCTCCATTCCATAATTGGGAATCGATTTGATTTGACCATCCTTTATGGTATTTCCCTTCTCGTTACTAAAACGCAACTGTTTTCCACTAATATGATGGATGATAAATTCAAACCCACAAAGCGATTCTTTTAAAGATACTTCTTTATCCATATGAAGATTTAATCCTTCACGCTTAAACCCAGAACTATTTTGAATGCTAATAATAATTTTCACATCTCCTTTCAGATTCGCGTCCATTGTATTTCCTCTTTCTCTCAATATAATTATTTCCTTATCATCAATACCTTTCTTTATTGGCACATACAATGTTTCATTCTCTATTTTTCGAATACCATCTTCAAATACCCACCTCTCTATTTGTACTGGAATTTGATCACCTTTAAACGACTGTTCTAGACTAATGGTTACATTTTTAATAATGGGTGGAGGTTTATTCATGTTATCGACATTCACTTGTTGACCATTTCGGAAAATACGAACATTACCACCGGGGAATTCACCCATACCTCCTGGTACTGGCATTTGACCTCCGAAAAACATTTTGAACACATCATTCATCCCACCATGCATACCAGGATGCATACCCGGATGCATACCAGGATGCATTCCACCACCACCGTTCATACCAGGATGCATACCTTGACCAAATGGACTATTTCTTGCCATGTCATATTTCTTTCTCTCTTCAGCATCTCCAATGGTTTGATATGCATCATTGATTTTCTTGAATTTTTCTTCAGCTTCATTGTTTCCAGGATTTTTGTCAGGGTGATATAACAAAGACATTTTTCGATAACTTTTCTTTATTTCGTCTTGACTGGCAGTTTCACTTACACTAAGAACTTTATAAAAATCTTCCATAATTTATTATTATATAACTACATATACTTAAATAGTTATTAACGAATATTAATAATATTACACAACTATGGATTTACCTTACATTTACAAATATAAACCGAATGGCTTCTCTGATTTCGAAATCGAACCAGACATTATTGATATTCTTAAAACACTTATTTCCATGAATAATCTCAATGTATTGTTTATTGGCGATTCGGGTTCCGGTAAAACATCGCTTATAAAGGTACTCGTCAATGAATATTATGGTAATATCTCTAAATCCCAAGAAAATATTCTTGAAATAAATAGTTTGAAAGAACAAGGAATACAATATTATCGCTCTGAAGTAAAAACATTTTGTCAAACTAGATGTACTATACCAAACAAAAAGAAAATTGTCATATTAGATGACATTGACAATATTAATGAACAAAGTCAACAAGTGTTTCGAAATTGCATAGATAAATACAACAATAATGTTCATTTTATTTCTTCCTGTACAAATGTTCAGAAGGTCATTGACAGTCTCCAATCCAGAAAAATAATTATTAAGTTAAAATCATTGTCTGATGACCAAATTTACAGGATTTTACACAAAGTTAAAACCAATGAAGGTATTGTTATTGATGACAATGCTGAAAGATTCATCATGACAGTATGCAATGGGTCCATTCGTATTTTGCTGAATTATTTAGAAAAATTCAAATTGTTGGATCAAAGAATCACTTTTGAATTGGCGAATGATATATGTACCAATATCAGTTTTTCAGTGTTTCAAGAATATACCACGCTGGCTATTCGAAATGAACGACAGAAATGCGTTCAGATATTTTATCATTTATTTGACAAGGGGTATTCGGTGATGGATATATATGACAACTATTTCGCCTTTGTCAAAATTACTGAACTTATTAGTGAAGAACACAAGTACAAAATAATCAAATTATTGTGTAAATATATTACTATTTTTCATAATATCCACGAGGATGAAATTGAACTTGCGCTTTTTACGAACAATCTGATTGAGGTTTTATCTAACTAGATATATAGATGAGTCAGACTTTTAAAACGAATATAGAGAAATCTATATTATTCGTTTTTTTGGAAAAGGTCTGTGATAAAACCGAGAAATATTTTTTGTTTGATTTGACTGCCTATAAGAAGGGTGAATTTACTGGCGATAATCAAGAAATGTGTGACAAAATAAAACCATATTATCACGAATCCAAACGCTTTTATGTAGAGCGAAAAATGAGTTACTCGCGAATGTGTACTGTCATAAGACAAATATGTAATTCCAATTCTATTATGTTCAGTACCAAAGTTGTATATAGTAAGTCCAAATTTAACATCCCTTATTACATTTATTTTTAGACTCATAGAGAGAAATTCACTCTAAAAATAAATGCTCCATTTTGTTCTTGTATTATTTCGCCTTCTTCGTTTTCTTTGCCTTTTTGGTTTTCCTTGCACTCTTCGTTTTCTTTGCCTTTTTGGTTTTCCTTGCCTTTTTGGACTTCTTCGTTTTCTTTACCTTTTTGGTTTTCATTGTCTTACTATATTTATGTATTTTACCTCCTTTTTTGCTGTCATTTGGTGTAATTACAGTTGTATTTCCTATCCAGATAGTCTTATTAGATATAGGTTTTTTCTCACCTGTCCATAATTCTTGAAATTCATTTGGATAAACATATTTTAAGTTAGGACGACTAGTTGAATTGTATATTTTATATTTTGGATCATTTTCAATTACCCATCCTAACTTTTTGGCATCGTCCAGTGAAATCGATGTTAATGTTTTATTTTTTAACGCATCACGAATTTTATTTCTTTTATGAAATAATCTGGTTTCTTCGCGATGTTTTTCCATCATTAAATCAGTTGCTCTTCTGTATTCGTCGCTTCTGTGAAAATTACCTAAATCTTCTCGATATTTTTTTAATTGTTCTAATATTTTGGTTTCATCTTCATCTGTTTTTCGCACTTTAATTCTTATGTTCAAATCACCATTATCTTTAAACCATTTTTGTTGCCATTCGTGATCTAACAGATCTGTCTCATAACTATTAGACTCTGTATTCGTTGGTTTCTTGTGAATTTCTACAAATTGTATCTTTTCCTTTTTGGGGACATAATTATCAGGCACAAATGTATCTTCAGTTAATCTACTGTCATATGGTAATTTGCCAGGTTCGGTTACCATATACTTTGCTGTGTCCATACGATAGTCCTCTTCTGTACGTCCGGACTTACTCATTATATATATTATATCGACTAAAAAATATCATTATTTCTTTGCCTTTTTGGATTTCCTTGCCCTCTTCGTTTTCTTTGCCTTTTTGGATTTCCTTGCCTTTTTGGACTTCTTGGCCTTCTTCGTTTTCTTTGCCTTTTTGGATTTCCTTGCCTTTTTGGATTTCCTTGCCTTTTTGGTACCGCCTTTAGATGTATCCATTCCGGTATTAGCCATGGAGACCAAAATATTTGCTGCTCCTTTATCATAACTCTCTTCCATTGCATCATCTCCACTCTCTTCCATTGCATCATCACCACTCTCTTCCATTGTAGAATCATCGTTATCTGTTATTACATCCTTATTTTGAGTAACATATTCAACCATATTTGCCAAGTTTTTTACATCCATACATTGAATGTATGTGTCCCATTTACTTGCGAATTGATTGTAGTCGTCAATATATTCACATCCTCCACCTTGGTATACCTCTCGATATAAATTATAATATCCGAATAAGTTACTTAAATTAATGTTATTGTTAAACACATCGCTACTTTCTATAATAGATGCTAATTCATTTGTAAGGTGTTTTTTTTCTAATTCTATGAATATTTTTGATAACTGTATATTATTATATACAGTTAAAGCCTTTTTAATATTATCATCGCTAACTGTTGTACGCTTTTTAAGAATAGCTTGTACACCTGATGTTTGAATCTCATCTGGTGGGTATAGTATATCCTGAAATGTTTGACTAGCAAATCGTGAACTCGCCAATAATATATCTCGTAAATTATTTTCTGTAGTAAATTCCATAATAATGTTTATAAGTTCTTCTGGTTGTTGTCTGGTTATTTTATTATTTTTATCATTATCATCTATTTTTTCACTACTATTCATTAAAGAAACTAGTCCCAGAGAACCAACCGCAACTCCTTTCAACATTGTTGTTATTGCATCATCATTGGGTTCTGGTACATCTGGATTCCATTCAGGAATGGCTTTTAAAAATTCTGCTTCCTCCATATAATATTTTACCACGGAGTTCTGTATCGTAGTCTCATTCGGGGCGTCAATATAACTACTAGGAGTAGAAACTGTACATTCGGGGATATTTAGATTACATGTATTATATACACTATTATCTGTTAACTTGACAGTCGAGAGAAAATAATCCAAATACTTTAAAAAATCGCAATATGGTTGATTATTACTATCGATTTTGCCAGTATACTCTAACCCAATATTTTTTAGGTTATCACATTCCGTAACTAGTAAATCTTCAAATTGTTTTTTAAATCTATTCTTTGCACCAATATCTAGTCCTCCAGTAAACTGACTTATTTTATCTATTACTCGAGCTATCATCATTATTTTAAAAGCCTGTCCCACTAATTTTGAGGCATATACTTTTCCCGTTTTGGTTGGAAATAATGGCGAACCACTGTCACTATATGTAATTACTGAAAAAAAGTCACGATAAAAATTTCCGATTTCAGGTTTATTTTTATTTACATCTAACAAAGAAAACATGATAGTTTCTGACATCTCTACTGTTTTACCATCTCTTGTTAATTTAGGTATTTCTAGTGAATCTGGTATATCAAATATATTTTTATATAAGCTATATACTTCTACGTTTAAATCTCTCCCCCAACCAAATTTACATTTGTCACTAAAATCACGGGTTAATTCGGTAATCACAACAGCCTTTGTCATTTGTGACTCTGGTGGTGTATTTTTTATTGGCGGTTGACCTTCAATATTTCTCCAGACAGCATGAACGTTGTCCATATCAGATGCTGATATTGCATTACAAAGATTAATTAGTGTGAACAATGGATACGACGTATTTTTAGTGTATTTGTTTAAATAGTCTATAATTGTTTTAAGAGGTCCTTCTTCTTGCCTCCCTTTTTTTTGGGCTTGTAAAGCATCCGTGCGCTTTGTTACCCAGTTCTTTATGTTATCATCTGTAGTCTTCTTAGGGTCAGATGACTTAAATTTTAATTCTTTTGTTATTTGTTTAACAAACCAATCAGAACATCTCCGGTCTGTGTTACCATCAATTGCGACATTTGCAATCGATGTTAATATGTCCCGGGTATTCTTAAGATCTAACTCAAACGTTCCACTAGATGTACTTCTATCTAATTTCTTTGGTTCTGTATATTTAATAAAATCTGTTTCCCCTTTTTTTTGATTACAGCATTTATGAGACCATTTATATTCCATCATTAATTCATCATATATTCGTTTTTCATCTGCTGTCAATGATTCTGGCAATGATTGTTCCATAGCACCATCTGAATTTGATTCACTTGCGTTGATTCTGTCTACTTTTTCTATTATATCTTTATACTCACCACTTCGGTATAATGTTAAATATAATGCAGCTTTAAAAACTGGTAATATATGCTCACATTGTGGAGACTCATCTTTTTTATTGTCATCAATTTCAATTGGTAATCCACATATATAACATTCGGTGTCATTTACAAATTTACCAATTACATTCTCACATTGTGAGACCGCGCCTGCACGTTCCCACCAGTCTCTTGCAAACATAGTATTTATTTTTCCAGTATTTTCAGACTTCAAATAAACATCAGGACTAAATCCATATATAATTTCGAAACCTGTCTTGGCACTACTCTGATGTACTGACTTCCAATTAGTTTGTGTAATGTCAGAACCACTTCTTTTTGTATGTTCGCCTCTTTCATCACGGGCTTCTTGTCTATCTCTACTTTTACTACCAGTACTACTTTTACTATTAGAAGAGTCACCCATCGGATTATACCCTCGAGTCCCTCTTGTAGTTTTAAGTTTCATTTTGGGCATGTGTAATAATATATATTATGACATTAAAATAATATATATTCTCTAAACTTCCATGGTATCATTCATATGGTATCATCTAATTACAAAGTAACAAATATCGTGCTATCAATGTATTACTGGATAGTACTTGTTCAGGACACAATCTAGCAAACCATTGTAAATTGGTTCGCTTTAATATTTTGTCACCAGGAATATAAAGCCCATAAGCACATTTGGACAATTCAAAATCGTCATCGTCTCCGATTAAGTCGTCCACTATTACAGGTTCTCCATCCGCTGTTTTGACGCCAAAATATTTGGCATCTAATGGCATTACATTTTTCTTCAATATTTCCTCATATAACCATTTACCAGGTTCATCTGTGAAATCCATTTCGTTTGTGTAGTCATTTGATACGATATTTTCCAAATAATGTACATATTTCTCCATAACAGGACTGTCTTTAACACATCCCATAATTTTGTTTGTAGGGAAAAATTCCGTCAAAGATGATGTAGTACTATCGCTAGGTAATTCGCCACAAAACATAGAAGTAGACATTAATCCTTTATTATAAAGAGGACTCAAGTTTCTCATACATGCAAATGTGGATGGTATGGTCATACCCCCGTAGTAAAAAAGCATCTTGGCCATTGCCAATTCTCTTAAATGAGGTCGAAGTGGATTTGGCAAATTGGCAATTTTCGTACTCCACCCTGGTATGATTTTATTAAAAGAACGGTCGTCGATTAAACAGACATTGAAGGATTCTCCACAGTGGTCTATGATTGATTTTATTGTTAAATATTGATAAGGTTGATTTAAACATTGGGTGTTTCTTGAGGCAAAATGAGGCCACCATCTAGCATTTGTTTCAAATGTAACATGAACCCATAAAATAGGTTTGTCTGTCTGGGCTAAAGTAGAATCATTCAACAAATGCTTTTTAATTAATTCATAATGGTCCATTTTATCATTTATCGCCTCGTCTTTTTTATATTTATCAAATACATACCCTAAGACAAGCATGATTATTAATATAAACACATATTTGGCGTAATAATTCATATATAATACAACTACAAATTTATTTTTCCTTATTCCTTATTCCTTATTCCTTTTTCCTTTTTCCGGATAGTAATAAATTACAAGGGTCTACTTCTCTAATTTCTAATTCTCTATTTGTTGTAAATTACTCCAAAACTTTTTATAGTTACTTCTAATCTCCTCGTCTTGATTCATGAGTTTGTATGCTCGTTGAATATTTACATCTCCGTCATCCGATTGCATTTGTTTCAGCTTTTCTTCGTGGGACGAATTCCATCGATCACCATTAGAAACAATATCATGGGTTCTTTCGCGATTCAATTCGTCGACATTTGTATATTTTTTCCGCTTGTGAAAATCATCTTCGGTAACCGGTATTACTGACTCAACATGTGCCTTCTTCAAATCTTCAAATTGGAGTTTATTGAACATACCAGAACCATAGTTTTCAGGAATATCTCGTACTAAATCAAATCCACCACCAGTCCCCCCATCATATACTGTATCTTGAAAATCACGATGTACTACAACACTACTTAATTCCTTCTTTTTTCGTTGAATATACTCATTCATTTGCCCACTATTGTTGACCTGTTCTTCCACTAAGTCTTCGTTTGATTTCAACCAATCACCGTACCCGGTCTCCTCACCCACATCTTTTAATTTGGTATTTTCAAATGTTTGGTTAAACCATTTATTATATTCCTCTTGATTCATGGTACTCAATTTTCCATCGATGAGTACACTGTGTTCTTTGTTCCACAATTCGTCCTTTTGATACTCAGTATTTGTTGTCGTACTACTTTGTCTCAATTGATAAATCTTGAGTATATATTTATAAGCTTGAGAGAAAAAGAGAAAATATTCCTTGTCGAGACCAGATTTGTCAGGATGAGTTTTTAATACAATTCGCTTGGCGGTTTTTAAATCAGAATCATCGAAATGAAACGGTAATTTGAACAGTCCTAACAAATCATTCAGTTCGTAATTGTGGATATTCAAGTCTAAATTTTCCATATTACATATATACACGATTAAGTTTTTAAATATTACCGGGTTTATATATGTAATTTATACATCTACTTAACACAGTTTTCTACACCTATCGAAAAATGCATTGACTTCGCCTATATCTGCACCTGATATACTATCGTCGGGTGCAAAACTAGTCGTACCTCTTTTATAAGCCATCATTGTAGGAATTCCTTTTATCATTTTTTTCGTCTTCATAAAAGCAAACAAATCAAAACAATCATCAATGTCAATTTCATAACACAATATATTATCATTTGTAATCTTTTCAAAATGGGCATTCACTTCGTTCTTAATGCTTTGGCACGGTTTACACCAATCGGCAGTAAATTTAAATATCAATACACCGGGATTTTGCTTTAATAAAGTTAAAAATGCGGTTCTATCTCCTTCGAATACATATGCCATATATAGTAATAAGTTATTAAAATATGTTTATGTGATTTTTGATAAAACTTAATAAAATTGAAATTAGAAATACAAATAACAGTACTTATAACAAACCTCCCAACCAATCATCACAACAAATCATGTCAATTCCTACTCGTATAACAATGTCACATTTATTACATGTAATAAAATCAGCAGGAAAAAATACACATCCTCCCCTCGGACGATGGGCGCGGCATAAAGACATGGGTCGTGGACTTGTAGTAGATTATTCCAACGAAGACCATTGTGGAACTTGTGGAGATTACATAAATAGTAAACTACCAGAGCCGTCCAGTCCTTCGAATGTTTCAAACAGCATAATCAATAATCATAAAAACGAATCATTTCATTCTTATGATTATAATAACAATATACTAGAGGCAGAATATTCGCATATGGTTGTAAATACTCCCAACTAAAATAAAATACAAGTCAAATACTAGATAAATTCAGATTATACTAAACCAATATAACCAATATAACCAATATAACCAATATAACCAATATAATAAAAATAGTTATGCTTCTTGAAGGAGTTCTTCGAGTCGCTCTATTTTTATTTCAGGAAACTTCACATGTGCCTCCCAAAAATATTTACAATAAGCCCATTCGAACTCGTAATTCTCATTATATACTTGGTCAAACTCGCTCAATAATTTCGCTTCCACTCTTTTGGGAAGAAATCGTAGACTTTGTTTAGGTAAAACATAACTCAATTGGACTATTTCTTTCACTGGGTTTTTTTCTTGTGGTTCTAACAATTCAGTATCAAAATAAGGAATATATTTCAACAAATCTTTTAATAAGGGTGGATAATGATATTTATATGACCATCGCCAATCGATACATCCAGTACTGTAATATTTAAATGTCCATTCTAATCCTTCTAAGTAATTCAGACTAATATTTTTCCGATGTGTATCTGTTATATCTATATCAAACAACATGTCATAATATCGTGATTCCCAGAATGAATCTATTGGATTAATATATTTTTCGACTTCGCGTTGTTTCGATGGAGCATGAAGTAATTCCTTGTCAAATTTACTAGCATCGTCGTCCATTTTTATTACTCTATGTTCTTGTTTATTACGAACGATATAGTCATTTTGTATATATTGTTCCTCGTTATCAGCCAAATCTTTTATTATTTTTCTGAAACTTTTCCATACTATTTTTCCATCACTGATTATATTTTGTTTATGTTTTCCGAGAATATTACGATAGGTTTCTAACAATATGTCCATACCATTGCGTCTTATATTTAACGCTGGAAAATGAGGCAAAAAATCATTTCCTAACATAAAGCATAAAAATATGTAATCATATATGCGATTGGATTCTGCTTCTGTGGTTGGTTCTACATCATTATTCAAATAGTAGACCAATTGATTTTTAAAGGCGGGTATATGAATGACATACAGGCTATTTGGATCCAATGATTTGTCAATACTGCGAATAAAATCGGGAGTTTCTCTAAACAAATACATTTCTTTACAAACATGTAGGTGATTAATCGTTAGCATTATTAAATCGGCGTCTAGGCCATAAATAACGGTTTTCATGTTTTTAAGCGTATTTTCATTGTCGCGGATATATTCAAATATTTTATGCTCGCCTTCACCTGGTAAATTACTACCACTGACAATGATTTGCTTGACATTATGATTGGTAGGAATTCTAAAATGATACTGAACCTGTAAATTTAATTTATTCATAAACTCGGTTCCAGGTGTGATTGCGGTACTATTCCACGAAGAAGAGGTACTTTTTGAATTATTATCTGAATTATTATCTGAATTATTATCTGAATTATTATCTGATGAATTATCCTTATTGTAGTCTGTCATGAACCATGACTTATAACGACGATTTTTTTGTTGATTTAACTTGGCAACCGGTGCTACACCATCAAATGCTATATACACTAAATGTGATGGTGAAATTTGTTGTATATAAGTCTCAATGTTCTCGCATACAGTATTGATTAATTTTCGCTCGAATACTTCGTCGTTTCCACTGTATTCCAATTGACGAATACTATCATACACAATAGAATTACTATCTATGTATAAATGATTTACTTGCAATTGCTTTTGAAATTTCTGTAATATATTTGGATAATTTTTTATGATATGTGAAAAGTACGCAGGAATACCCATTTACATATTTTATCATTTTGTGTTTAAACCATAATAGCAGTAGATATATAGTATTTCGTCATATCAATATCTATGTAGTATGAAAACCATCATCTATTATGAATACATTTAGAATAAATTGGAAGGAATAGCAATTATTTTATTCGCTATTTTTAAAATCACTATAGTATATTAATGAAAAACACGATTCTTCCGAATAATACGGATACAAATGGTGATACAATATTGAAGTCGTCAAAATCAAGGAGACCATTAAAATCAGCAAAGGTAAAAAAGAACGACAAAACGGTAAGTAATAGTAATAATGTATCAAATGTTATATTTAATCAACTACATGATACCATTCATTATTTTCAAAATCTGATTCAGAAAACAATATTAGCTATTCAGGGGTATAAGAAAGCAAACATTATTGGAGCAAATGATTTAAGCAGCGCTACAAACAATCTGGAAATGTTATATACTGAATTATCCAATAATTTAATTTTACTAGAAACTATATCAAATTACAAAACAGTTCAGTTGAATTTAGATACAATACGCAGTGATATTGGAAATATATTTAAACAATATGGTACTGAACATATATGTGATTTAATAAATATTATATTTGGCGATAATTTTCTGTCGAATGTACAATGGGAACATGACAAATATTTATTAATTGACAAATACTTTCATCCTGTTAATTTTAAAATAGTACCATGGACATCAGACAGTCAGCCCATGGTAGACACTGCTACCATGGACAGTGATGGTGGTGAAACTGACAAATCATCTAGTATTGAAAAAAATAAGATTGTAGAAGAATCGGCAATTGTCGAAAAGTCGGTTAATTTGGATTGTTTTGACTTATCTAGAACAAGCAAATTATTCCATACGAAGGTATATGGAATCAAAATTGCGATTCATAATTATGAGAAAAAAAATACTCTTATCATATCTGGTATAATAGACGATTTATTAACTACATGTATTGACAATGATTTTTTAAATAACAAAATTGAGTCAATCGTATTGTCTACGATTAATAATGAAGAATACGACCCAAATACATTTCAAAGATACATACAGTCGTTGACTTTAAAAGAAATATTAGTATACTCGAATGCTGAAATATTATACAAATATTTGGGACACATATCTCAAATAAAATTAATCAAACAGAAACCGATATCTCAAGTTGTAAAAGAATTCATGGGTAATGAATTATATGGCCAAAGAACAACATTAATTCAACTATTATTAAAATCCGACGAACATGAATATCAGTATCTAGCCTATTTGTTATATGACTTATTATCCAATGATACTGATGGTGTAATTGATACATCTGAACAAACCTTGTTATTTGATAGCTTACCATGGAAAATAAAACGATTCTTCAAAGAAGCAATGAAACAAACCATCTCCTATACAAATAATCTTTCTAATTTCGACAATAATAAAATTCCACTGGAACAGCAAATTTGTTTAATGAAAACAGAAGATTCGGTAAAGGAAAAAGCGATGAATAAATTAAAGGAAATAAAATCTAAAGGCGATGACTCGTGTACGAAAACACGAACTTATTTGGATGGGTTATTAAAAATTCCCTTTGGAATTTATAAACAAGAACCAATATTGAATGAAACTGAAAACATTCGCGAATTGTTTAAAAATGTCGTCTACAATTTGAACATGATAGATGATATTTCCACGTTCACAAATGGAGATGGTATAAATATTGTCAAAATTACAAACATCCAAATCAAGAATATATGTATTCAAATAAAAAATAAATATACAGATACGAGTCACGATGTTATCGTGGAGAAAATAATCCAATCATACTGTGTTGATAAGCGGAACGATCTAATTCTTCACATTTGTATGGTGAATAATATAATAAAAAAACTTAAATTAAAGAGACATAAACTTAGTCATTCCGGTAAAAAAATAGAGACGATGAAGGAACAATTATATACATTCATCGATGAAAGTAAAGATTGTCCTACAATAATAAATGAATTAGTAGAATCTAAAAAGATTGTAAATTTGAATGTAATACAAGAAATGCTATCTGACATTTCGATTATTGAGGAAAAATGGAAATCAATTAATCATTATATGAATAATGTTACTGATATATTAACAGAAGCAGTTCATGGTCATGATAAAGCAAAAAGGCAAATCCATCGAGTATTAGCACAGTGGATAAATGGAGAATCCAAAGGGTATTGTTTCGGTTTTGAAGGACCACCTGGAACAGGTAAGACTACATTTGCAAAAAAAGGATTGGCTAAGTGTCTACTTGATGAAAATAATGTATCGCGACCATTTTCGTTTATTGCAATAGGAGGACAGGACAATGGTAGTTCCTTAAATGGACACAATTATACTTATGTTGGTTCAGAATGGGGCAAATTCGTAGACATTCTTATTAAAAATAAATGTATGAACCCTATCATTTTTATTGACGAATTAGATAAAATCAGTAAGACTGAAAATGGTAAAGAAATTGTTGGTATATTGACGCATTTAGTAGATTCCACACAAAATGATGGATTTCAAGACAAGTATTTCAATGGTATAGACTTGGACTTGTCAAGAGCCCTTTTTATATTTTCGTACAATGATGTTTCAGCAGTCGATAAAATATTGTTAGACCGTATACATCGCATTAAATTTGAACATCTTACTATTGAAGACAAATTGGTAGTCACGAACAAGCACTTACTTCCAGAAATATATAAAAACATGGGTTTAGAAGGCTGTATTCAATTAACTGATGAAAATATTGTTTACATTATTGATAATTATACCAACGAACCAGGAATCAGAAAATTTAAAGAATTATTGTTTGAAATCATAGGTGAAATCAATCTAAAATGCTTAACAGATTATGCTAATTGTGAATTGCCTATTACGATTACAAATGACGATGTCAAATATACATTCCTAAAAAACCGCCCAACAAATATGACTAAATGTATCCCACCATCTCCTTCCGTTGGAATAATCAATGGTCTATGGGCAAATTCCATGGGTCAAGGAGGGATAATTCCAATCGAGGCACAATTTTATCCATCTAGTACTTTTTTAGATTTGAAATTAACAGGACTTCAAGGCGATGTTATGAAAGAAAGTATGACCGTAGCTAAAACATTGGCTTCTTCTTTAGTGTCCCCTGAAGTAATGGCGAAAAATATTAAACATTTTGAAGACACCAAAATGCAAGGGATTCATATACATTGTCCAGAAGGTTCTGTGCCAAAAGATGGACCTAGTGCAGGAACTGCAATTACCTGTACACTATATAGTCTATTGACTGGAAAGTCAATAAAAAATACGGTTGCTATTACTGGTGAAATAAATCTACAGGGATATGTTACAGCAATTGGAGGATTGGATCTAAAAATATTAGGGGGGTTAAAAGGTGGTGTGAAAGAATTCATTTTTCCAAAAGACAATGTAAAAGATTTCGAAGAATTCAAAGAGAAATATGAAAATAAAACATCAGATTTGTCAAAGAAGGACGAATTATTAAAAGGTATTCGGTTTCACCCAGTTGAACATATTAAAGAGGTTCTTGAAATAATATTCGCGGAATAAGTAAAAATATCTATCTATATTATACTCATGGCAATGCAATTAAGTTTTAGTAATTTGTTCCAACTTTTTGGAGCAATATCGCCATTATTATTAACCACATGTTTAGTTTTAATATCTTGTTTTAACCAAGATGTCAAAGGTTTTGTTTATTTAGGTGGTATTTTAATAGCAGGGTTAATAAATGTTGTCCTACAAAATACATTAAAGGTCAAACCAAAACTTCCAATACAACCTAGTTGTAACATGATTGAGTTTCCATTTAATCTGAATGAATATGATACTCCATCATTCAATACCATGTGGCTATCGTTTACCTTATTCTATTTATTAATGCCCATGGTGTATATTTCATCGGTTAATATTGGTATTGTTTTGTTCGTTTCTGCATTATTAACAATAGATGCTGTAACTAAATTTATGCGTGGATGTACACAATTAAGTGGTATCGGATTAGGATTTATTGTTGGTGGTTTACTTGGATTGTTATGGTTTATACTCATGTATAGTTCCGGAAATAAAAACTTGTTATATTTCAATTTAGAATCATCAGACAATGTAATGTGTTCTAGACCTTCAAAACAAACATTCAAATGTAGCGTATATCGTAACGGGCAAGTAATTAGTTCATCTATTGCTTAAATCCTCGAAATATCTAATGTTATCAATTCAAATAAATATTTATCATTGTGAAAATAAATATTTATCATGTTGTGTGTTAAATTATGGGTTAAATTACGGATTAAATTTTTGGTAGTTTTTCTTCCACCAATCAATGAAATTTTTAGTAATTACATTTTTGTGTAAAGTATTTATCATCAGTTTAGGGTTTCTATTAGGACTATTCCATACTTGAACAAAGTATTTAACAACTTCCCCAGTTCTAGCCTTGGAATATTTTTCATTTAATTGTGTTTCGTTAAACTTGGGTTTGTTTATTCTGGCATTAACCTCATTATGAAATGACAGTAACATCAGCTTCAAATCGTCTTTTGTTTGTACTCGATTAACATTTAGTCGAGTCATATATTGAGTGGCATGGTTGGCACAATCTGGACAAGGTAATGAACTACATAATTGTCTTATTATACCGAGTAATTCTATCCTTACAGCAGAAAAATGTTCTTCTTTTATTTTTTCTGCTAAACTATGAAATAAGTACCAGGTACAGGGTCCCCAAGTTTTCGTCATTCTATATTATAAAACATATAAAGAGTTTTTTTGGAATTTCTGTATATGAATATTATAATAGAAGATAACATAGATTTTTATAAACAATTACATGATTTGGACTCGGATAGTGAAGACGAAGATCAACCATTATGTCTTCTAACAAAAATACCATTGGACCAAAATAAAATCGTATTACCATGTAAACACTCTTTCAACCTATATCCATTGTATAAAGAAGTTTGTAATCAAAAATTACGTACATCTACTTCTTATTTGGAAACAAATCGCCTAAATTTTAATCAAATGAAATGTCCTTATTGTCGTCAAATATTCGATTTTGTCTTGCCTCATGTTCGAATTAATAAACAAATGGGATTTCATAATGGAGTAAATTCTCCAGAGAAAATATGTATGTCACCGTTTCATTCATGTAGTCATGTTTTTAAATCAGGCAAACAGAAAAATAGTCAATGTAGTAAAATCGGATATTACACGGATCATGGGTGCTATTGTATGACACATCAGACATCCGCTGCGAAACGTCTAACTACAACGAATAATACAACTGTTAATACATTGGTTAATAATAACCTACAACAATGTAGTGCTATTTTACAGTCGGGTAAACGAAAAGGGGAGGTATGTAATGCCCGTATGGTGAACCAAGAATCCACTATGTGTAACCGACATAGCAAAAACAAGAATAAGGTGGAGGTTCCCACTTTATCCTCTTAAAACGGGTATTTTGTAGATTAAATGTGGATTCGCGATATTTCGCCGATAAAAAAAACGGCATAAAACACACCTATTTTTATCCCTGTTTCCGGATTTATGCATTCCTGATTTTTGGATTTCGGAAAAAACGGGGATAAAAAAATGAGTTTGCCTTGAGATGTAGGGGTGTTTTTTTGACATGATTGAATTAATGTTGTTTTGAGCATGTAGGTATTGCCTACATATGTAGGGGGTGTTTATGGACTGAAAAAAGTGCACTGTATACGATACATGTAGGTAAAAACACTTTTCACTTTTTTTCTATACTTCATTTGACTTTTCAAAAAAACACACAAGAATTCTTGCAGAGTTTTGAAATATTGAAAATAGAATTGAAAAAGTTGTGAAAAAGTGATTTAGACCATAATGGTAAGGTCCCACAAAAATGGAATTTCAATTTGTGACTGTAAAAAAAACTGTTTTTATGAAAACAATTTAGGCATTTTTTATGTGTAGCATATATATGCTACAAAATGCTACGTTTTCGGCATTAAAAAATGCCGAATATTTTTATTGCGAACATTGCTCCTTTCAATGTAGTAAGAAAAGTAACTATGATAAACATTTATTGACTAGAAAGCACAAAAATGCTACGTTTATGCTACATAATGCTACGTCAAATGACGATTATGGTGCGGATTTACCATCAGGCATTAAAAAATGCCGAAAAAATGCCGCATGTGAATGCGTATGTGATTGTGGAAAGACTTTTAATCACCGAAGTTCGCTATGGAGACACAAGAAAAATTGCTTGATAGATGTAGGGAATGAAATAGATGTGGATATTGACAATACCTACAATATGGTAGATTTATGTAGTGACAACCAAAAAAACGACTTTAAAGACTTGGTTGTTTTACTTTTAAAAGAAAACAAGGAAATACAGAAATCGTTTGTTGATTTACTACCACATATTAAAGGAAATAATACAAATAGTCATAATAATATTAATAATACAACGAATAATCAATTCAATATTAACATGTTTTTAAATGAACAGTGCAAAAATGCAATGAATTTAACTGATTTTATTAACTCGTTACCGATTACAAATGAAACTTATGATAATACAATTGAAAATGGATTGACCAAAACGATTACCAATATGGTTGTCAATGGATTGAATAATATGGATGTATTAGACCGACCAATACATTGTACCGACCCAGCTAGGAAAACAATGTATGTCAAAGACAATGATATTTGGGAAAAAGACAATGAATTGCTCCTTCTTATGCAGGGCATTAAACATCTCTCATCTAAACAGCGAACGCTTATTAACAAATGGCAAGACGCGAATTATGGGTGGAATACGGATGAAGGACTCCAATCGAGAATGACAAAATTAATTTTTAATTCCATGACTAGTATTGAAGAAGATGAAAAGGAAACGAATAAGATCATCAGAGCCATTGGTAAAAATACATACTTAACCAGCGATATTAAAGATACTTTTAAGACTTGTAATGCTTAAATCTTTTATGGTGTTAATATTTAAAGTTTTTTAGGTATGTTATATATAAATGTATTTTTCTATATTTGCCTTGCTTACCACGATTTCAATTGGTAATATATTCGGATATTCTACTAATTCATTTGAACAAAATATTGCGAAATCAGCTTTACATCTATCACAGTCAGCTTATTGTATGACACATAACAGTAATTGGGATTGTATTACTTGCGATACTTCAAATAAATTAGATTTTGTATTAGAGGAACATAACGAGTTGGTAATACAAGGATATAATTCAGACACGGACTCTTTGTTTGTTTCTTTTCGCGGTTCAGTGAATATTCCAAATTGGATAGACAATATACAAATTAGTAAAATGACTCCTTATGATGATAAACAAATTCAAGTTGAAAAGGGGTTTTATAAAGCATATAATTATTTGAAACCGGATATAATAAATAATTTACAAATATTGACCACAAAGTACAATACAAATCGAATTTTTATTACTGGACATTCTTTAGGAGCGTCCATGGCTACTCTTTTAGCTTATGATATTTTAACTATATATACCGGATTTCATTTGTCTTATTTGGTTACATTTGGCTCACCTAGAGTAGGTAATATGAATTTTGTCAGTAGTTTTACAAAATATAATAACGCTGTGTCTTATCGCATTACTCATTATTATGATATCGTCCCACATGTTCCCGAGGAGCTATTTGGATATTCACATTTATCTAATGAAATATGGTTCAATGAAGAGAATACTCACTTTGACGAATGTAATGACAGTGGAACGAAAGGAGAAGACCCATTGTGTTCTAATTCATGCTCACCAATTCATTGCACTAGTGTTTCTGATCATCTACATTATATGAACATAACTATGGGTAGTGATGGAACATGCTAATATCGATAGTTATTATACTTAAAAATTAAATTAAATATAATTCGTTATCTATATATAATAATGGACACGAAAGAAGAATTGGTTACACGTATTAGAGATTGGATTAAAATCGACAATGAAATTACGAAACTTCAAAAGCAAATTAAGGGTTTTCGTGAAGAGAAGAAAAATATGACCACATCTCTCGTTGATGTCATGAAAGACAATGAAATTGACTGTTTTGATATTAATGATGGAAAACTAATTTATTCGAAATCGAAGTGTAAAAAACCAATTAACAAAAAGACATTGTTAGATGCTCTACAAGGATATTTTAAGAATGATGATAAAACTGCACAAGAAGTGAGTGAACATATTCTTAATAGTAGAGAAGAGACTATTAAGGAGTCTATTCGGCGTAAAAAAGATAAATAAAATTCCACTCTCTAATTTATTATAACAAATCATATGAATTATAATAAATACATGGATAGGATGTCAAATATATGTCAATCATATTACGAATCAAAAGATTTACCTATAGAAAAGAGACATTTTCAACATCGTCGTACTCTATTCCAAGATAATGACTCGATTTTAAATAATATCATAAAACATCCATTTATTGACACACTACCTACCGAGGTTGATTCTTTTACCAATTCAAATTGTTGTATTACATTCAATAAATGTAATATCGTTTTATATCGGATTCAACATCATAATGACAATCATTATGTTGAATTTTATTTGCCATTTGATATTTCTTGTAACTCGCGGGTTACGATTGGATACCATAATAAATATAGTATTTCCAATGATACAATTACCAATGACCTATTTATGAAATATTTAAAAGAACATATAAGCGATATTCCTGGTAACAAACGATTCAAAGGACATATCGTGTATAATAATATAATGTATATGATTGTTCAATTGAGAAATACAATTTCAGATGAATACTCTAGCCTAACTATCGAACACAACAACAACAAGAACAAGAACAATAACTGGTTAACACTTTGGGATATCATCGCATATAAACATGTATTCAGAGAGAAATTACATCCTACTATTGTAGATTTTTTTGTTAAACATCATAAATTAGCCTATTTGGTTGTAAATAGTCGTTTATGTTTACTACCAATGGTTCTTTATTGTCATGTTTCAAAAGAATATAAGGAGTATGTCAAAAAAAACAAGTCTATCCAATATTGTCAGAGTGAAAATGGACCTATTGTCCATTTACATTCTAATTGTTTATGCGAAATGAATACTATTCGAAATATATGTTTTATCACAGATAATGATATTGTAACATCGAGACAATCATTACAAGATAAATCCTATGTATTTTTTAAACAAGACAATCAGTTACAATATCTTTTTAAAGATGACAGTAATATAATTTCTTATATCAAATAAAATTATTTACTTAATATAAAATGAATTTAATGAACACAGCCATGATTTTAGTATCGATTATCATAATTAATTATATTGTATCCGCTGTAATGAACTTTTTAGGTGTAAGTATTGTTTCTTATACAGGTTATTTGATGTGGTTTCTTGTGCTAATCCTGTTTTGGGCAATTTTACCCGAACCAAAGAATTATTTTTCCTAAACATTATTTAGTGCGTCATCGTTATTTTGCAATGAATAGGTGGCTGTTATTTTAGATACAATTTTTGATAATATTTCAGGATTCATTTTGTCTTGTAAATTATCAAGCAATTCACTTTCTAGAGGTTTTCTATTATGTTTCTCTTCAAATTTAGATGACCATAATAATACTTCGCGTTCGTAACCCTCCACGATTCTATTTTTCTGTCGTGCAATATCTGCCATAGATGGTACACTTGATTTGTCAGTCTCTTTTTGTACAAATACAATATCAGCAGTACTTACTAATTCATCACATATTTCAGGACGAATTATATCAGATTTGATAGTATTAAAATCGTGGTCGGTTTTTTCCAAAGATTTCTTTGCTGGGAATGTATAATTAAATTGACTAATAAATTTATCACCAATAGATGGACTTATTTCCATTAATCGATCAAATTCTTCTTTGCACATTTTTAACATATGATTTACAGGTATTCGCTCGTCTCGTGATTTGGCTAATTCAACCTTGATATTACGATAAAATTTATCCCATGAAATTGAACTGGCTCTATGAGCTTCGTTTAATTCGCTAATTTTTAAAAATTGTGCAATAGTTGTTAAAATACCCGCGAAAATATTTACTGCTCCAATTCCCATTTGTGCATATGGTCTGTACTCTTCAGCTATCTTGTCTTGTGCAAAATTCGCAGTTCCTGTTAAAGTACTCATGATAATCACCGGAATAGTAAACCATGTATTTGTTTTAGAATAAGATTGATGAGACTTGGCGTGTAACCATCTATAGCACATGGCTTTATCAGCCCATTCTACTAATATACTTTCATGTTCACTTTTCCATTCTTGTTCTTTGAAAGATAGACTATCAGTTGTCACTGGCATATCTACTAAATTGACATCCGATGAACTACTCATTATAGAATATAATAATAATTTTTTTTCAATAATAATTTTTTTTGAATTATTATCTAAATAAATAGTAAATGGAAGATAAATTATTGAAAGTGAAACATGTATTTGATAAAGTCAAAGATATGCGTTCAGAATTAAATTTACTTTTTAACCATTTAGATGGTCGGATTTGTAAATTGAGTGAAATATATGATGAATTTATTAAAAATACAAATATGATCCGAACTGCTGATATCAAGGTTCTTATATTTAGTCTTGATTCGTTTTATTTCCAAAATAGTTTATTGCGTCGTGAATATAAATATTTGAAAGATTATTATAATATCATTATCAATCGAATGTATGGTGAATATTACAAATTATTTAAATTGATTACTGAATACATTAATCGCAATTTAAGTGACAATAAATTAAATGATGTGCTGAAGAATAAAAACTATCCTCGGTATGATGATTTAGATGATGAAAAGGTTTATGATTTTAAACTAATTACGCAAATTAATGAGGATATTATGAATACCATTAATTATTTAATAAATATTCTACGAGATAAAGAAACCTCTCTTAGAGAGTATACTACTAATCAAGATTATGGTCTAAATGTTAATAACTTTGTTTCTACCTACAAATATGATGTCATTGTTTTACAAGAACAAATCGTTCTGTATGAAAAATACTTGGACTTTTTCTATCATGTTCATGAAAAGCTATTACAACGACTTATTACGAAAGTGAGTGTCTTAGAAGCCCAATTAAACGCTGATATTAAATTTGAGGGCGGTCTCATTGGCAAGAAGAAGGACAGTAAAGTATTGTTTGATGAGCTTGGTATCAGTGGACTTAACAAAAAAACTGCGCGTGAATTGCGCAAATCAATTACTGGACATTATAGTCCAGTGGCGATTGGTTCTGATGGTGAATCGGATGAAATTAGTGTAACTGACGAAATTAATGTAACTGATAATATGGTTCTGTCTAGTATGCCATTAGACCATTATAATGAGAATAATGGTTATACATCATCGATTGATTCATTTGACTGTATACCACCAAATTCGTCACCCAATGTAGAGTTAGATTTTAATGTTGTAGAAGCAAGTATAGCAGTAGAATCAAGTATAGCAGTAGAATCAAGTATAGCAGTAAAATTATTTAATACAATGGACGATAATGTAGTTGAACAAGAGACTATTGTCGTTGAAGAAGAGAGTGTTGTCGTTGAACAAGAGAGTGTTGTCGTTGAACAAGAGAGTGTTGTCGTTGAACAAGAGAGTGTTGTCGTTGAACAAGTAATAGAATCTATAATAGATAGTATTGTCGATTCGAACGATTCGACCGATCAATATGTGTGATGATTTAATAAAAAATTGATATTAATATAATAATATATACTTTATTATATTATATTAACATGGAGCGTAGACTAAATAAGAAAATCAATGATTATGTTCATACATTTAAAACAGATATTACAGAGAAAATCAAAACAATGACGAATGAAAATAATGATTCTGGATTTGATGTAGTTGGTCTCACGAATTATGTATACGAATATGGTAGATTTGAGTTTCAAAAAGATGATTTTATGAAACGAAAGCGCGTAAAAAATACGGTTCCTAATTATGAAAGATGTTGTGCAAAACGAGCGTCTGGTGAGCAATGTACCAGAAGAAGAAAGGATGAATATCAGTATTGTGGTACTCATAGTAAGGGAACACCTCATGGTACCATTAGTGACGCCGAGACTATTTCTCAAACGACTACAAAAGTGGAAGTTACAACGATTGATATCAAAGGAATAATGTATTATATTGATAATGTCAGCAATGTATATGACCCAGAAGATATTGTGGCCAATATTGTAAATCCAAAGATTATCGCGAAATATGTAAAAGATGGCGAGGTATACAACATACCCGAACTATTTAATAATTGATTTGAAAAGGCAAAAATACATAAGGAATTACAGAAATAAAAAATACATATATTAAAAATTCATTTTTTACATCGTTAAAATACTTAAAAAAAGGAACTATATATGTATATACGCAAATAATGAATAGCCAACATATGGAATATATAAAAACATTTTTAAACAAGTGTAAAATTGTCATGAATACATACGATGATTTGGATGGTATGCTAATTCCTAGGGAAATATTTTTAGATAAGACGAATTATACTAATGTGAAGGAAGACATTGCGGTTTTGAAACAAATATTTGCGTCGTCTTCTTTGACTGCTCTTCAATCTACCGCAGAAGATAATCAAAAGTGGCCATTGCTTAATCTTGTACGACAAATATTACGATCGTGTAATTATAAAATGACACCTAAGCGAATTAGTGCTGGTTATACAAAGGATGGTAAAAAAATTTATAAGCGAATGTTTATCGTTGAACGCATTCCTCAGACTTCTTCTGTTGCAGTTTCTCCTACGGAACCCGACTCTACGACTTCGACTTCGACTTCAACATCTTCGTCTTCTGGTAATTCTTCCACTCTGGGTTCCCCATCTTCATCCAGTAAATGAATTTTATCAGGGTCAACATCGTTATATTGTACTTTGTTTTTTAAATATGCACTGTAGAATACATTCTTTTTTGTATTTACAGTGGAGAATACATCCGACACCTTACTTCCCATAAATAATAGGTTTGTAAGTAATACTGTCAGTGTTTTGCTGTCTAAATAATGATTATAGATAGTAATAATACTAAATATAGCGTTAAGAACGAATGCAATAGTAGAAATATACCCACATTTTTGATAGTAAGCATCATATTGTAATAGCTTGTCGCGTTTTGCAATGGGTAGTTTTTCCAAACATTCACCAACCGATTCGTTGTCGACTGGTGTAAAACGATTTACTTCTAAATAATTAATCATTTTATTTTCTCTCTTCACTTCGATAAAATACAGAATTAAGAATGCACCTAGTGTTGTGAAGTTAGTACCTACAGCGGTTTTGGCTAAAACATCATCTCTTGTTAAGTTTTCACTCATTGAACATATTTGACCATTACAGTTTTGGGGAACGAATGCAATTAATAAAGCACCCATCAATACTCTGTATATTTCGAGTATTAATGTTGTTCCTACCCCAAGCTTTTGTTGGAAATCTTGGTCGTTTTGTTTTTCTTTGATTTTATCCATGATGGATGTTCGTTTTTTGACGACTTTTGTAGAGTCGACCATAGAGGTTGTTTCTTGTGCTTCGTCAGACGACATTATATAATAAAATGATATTTAAAAAATTTGTGAACTAATTCTTTCATTTTCATAGTATTTGTTATTTTTCTTGTATTTTTGGTATAGTTTTCTCCAGATAAGGGATGAAATAATGGGTAAAAAGCCGTCGGCAGACAAAAAAAAATTGAAGGTGTGTATAAATTAATTAAGAATGTATTGAAAAGAATGTCAAAGGAAAAAGAGTATTGTCGTCGTTTATCGGTGCAGGGAGTGGGTGTGTATGAAGAGTTGTTGGTGTTATGTCGAGAGGTGTCGTTGCCTTGGTGTGGAGTGTTGTATGAAGGTTGTACAGGGTTGTTGTATAATGGTGGTTTGTATACGCAATGTGGAGTGAAGAGTGAAGGAAAATATTGTGTAGGATGTATAGGTATAAAGGAGAGTGGAAAGTGGAAGGGAGATGTATCAGATAGGATGAAGTGTAAGATAGGAGAATATAGTGTGGGTGGAAAGAAGGAGATATCATATATGAAGTGGTTGTCAAAGAAAGGAGTAAGTCGTGAAATGGCAGAGCGAGAGGCGTCAAGTCGTGGAATATCAATCCCATTGGTGCATTTTGAAGGAGGGATATTGAAGGAAAAAGAGGCAATTGTAGAGGCAGTTGTAGAGCCGGTTGTAGAGTTGGTTGTAGAGCCGGTTGTAGAGGTAGTTGTAGAGTCGTCTGTAGAGCCGGATGTAGAGGCAGTTGTAGAGCCGGTTGTAGAGCCGGTTGTAGTGCCAGTTGTAGAGGCAATTGTAGAGGTAGTTGTAGAGTCGTGTGTAGAGCCGGTTGTAGAGGCAATTGTAGAGTCGTGTGTAGAGCCGGTTGTAGAGGCAATTGTAGAGCCAGTTGTAGAGTCGTGTGTAGAGCCGGTTGTAGAGGCAATTGTAGAGGCAATTGTAGAGCCAGTAAAGAAAAAGAGAGGTCGTCCTCGTAAAGAAAAGTCAGTGTCATCAAACAACGAAGGTGAAGACTTGATCGCGTCTCTATTGAACGAGAGAAAAGACCAAGAAAAAAAGCAACCGGTAGACAATGTAGAGAACGAAGAGTCGCCAGAGGAAGAAGAAACATTAGTAATAAAAATAGAAATAGACGGAAAGACATATCTAAAATCAGAAGACAATACAGTATTCGACTTTATGAGTCATGATGAATTAGGAAGATGGAACGAAAAAGAAAACAAGATAGTATTAGGGTAGGTGGTAGGGGTTCCGTCCCCTTACGACGGTTGTAGAGTCGGTTATAGAGTCGGTTGTAGAGTCTGGAGGGTGAGTACATTTGTAAATAATGTTTTTTTATGGTTGGGTGTTTCCGTTAGGGGGTCCGTCCCCTTACGACGGTTGTAGAGTCGGTTGGGTTGAGTCGGTGTATAAATAGACACCGATATCTGGTTATGTAACCGATTTCCGGTTAGGCCTATATATAGGCTCGGTTAAATACTTATATGGCGATCAGATATAAGTATTTAACTTTTGGTGGGCATATAGTTCCCATTAGTCTGTTGATACTAGGGTGTTCTTGGTATTGTCGTCGAGGAAAGTAGAGTCGGTTACACCCTTGAATATCTTGTTCATGTCTTTGCGTTGTTCAGTGACATCTGTAAACAAATTACCAATGATACTGGTGAATACAGCTTGTAATTTCTCTCTGGTTTTGAATTCGGGATTCTCCTGTTGCCAAAGGTGGACTCGTTTCTTGTGTATATCCGCTAGGTCGTTAACCCCTTGTAGAAATAAGGCATGGTCTTTGTCTTTTTCCCATTTATCATTGTCCTTGACATACATAACCTTTCTCTTTTGGTCGGTACAATGTATAGGCCTTTCAACAAGTTCCATACTGTTTAAGCCATCGACCATGAGATTGGTTAGGGTGTCGGCGAGACCCTTATCCTTTGTGTTTTCATAGTCTTGGGCAGTGATGGGAAGAGACTTGATAAAATCCCCGAGATTCATAGCGTTTTTACATTGCTCATTCAAGAACATATTGATATTAAACTGGGTGTTGTTGTTGTGACTATTAGTATTGATTCCCTGTACTTTGCCAATGACATTCTGCATAAAGTCTTGGTTGTGGGTCATCATTTGAGTAAACATAGTAAACATTTTCTCTACAAGTTCAGAGTTGTCTGTGTTTGAATTAGCGTGGTGAGGTTGTTGTTGCTGTTGTGGAGATGGATCGTGTGGTTCTGGGACACCTATACATTTCTTTTTGTGTCTCCATAATCCACTTCTATTTAGATATTCTTTGTTACAGTTTGTACATATATGTACGGAACTATTTACGACATTTTTGTTGCCAGATGTTGCTAAATGGTGCTTCCTAGTGGACAAGTGTCGTTGATATTGGCTTTTTCTACTACATTTAAAGTCACAAGTTTCACACAAAAATATATTGGAACTTTCTGGAACTAAGTCGGGTGCTATATGTTGCTGGTTATATATACAATGTAAATTCTTATAATGTGAGTTTGATACACAACTACATGTATTGGTCTGTTTTAATATAGTGTTAATGTTGGAACTTTTTGGAACTAAATTGGTTGCCATGGAAGTATAATATATAGCAACAGAAAAAGTTCCTAAATCCTTTTCGCGAAAATACATAAAAAAAGTTCAGTAAGGAAATAAAAATCGGAAAAAAGGAATGAGAGCATAATGGTAAGAACCGGTTTTTTACAACTTTTTTTTCATACTCAATTGAGAATTTCAAGAAATGGACATGAATTTAATGTCCAAAACTGAATATTGGAGAACTCCTTTAAAAAAGAAAAGTTGCACTAGATCGATGGAATATGTATTTTCTCTCTACGATACTATACTACAGTGTTGTAGGTCAGATTAAATAGACACCGATATCTTGTTATGTAACCGATTTCCGGTTAGGCCTATATATAGACTCGGTTAAAGGGTGTATGATTACCCGGTTCCAATGTATTTAATTCGTATTTTCTCTCTACGCCAATAAAAAAGAAGGGTACTACCCTATCCTTTTTATTTTTAATATTTTGTGTTTGAAGAGTATACTAGACAAGTATTGAGAACAGAGAAGAGAGAAAATCAGAGGATGTGTCCGCGACATGTGGGGCAATCGTTGTTGGTATCGCGAATGGTGATATGGTTCAACATACATGTCCCATGGAACTGGTGTCCACATCGAGTCACGAACAAATCAGTTGGTTTGAGGTCTTCCATGCATATAGAGCATGTTTCAGCATGAAATGGTTGTGCCACAGGTTCGGCCAATTGTCGGTAGGTGCGCGTAGGCATATCTTCGTCATTCGTTGGGAAGAGAATAGTGGGTGTAATGTTAAGTGCTCTCTGGGAAGCGGCGCTATGAATGGGTTCTAGAGTCCTAACACCAGTTACTGGAGTGCGGTTTCGAGTAGACGGTGTATACACAATCTCAGAACGGACCATTCTCTCGGGTGTGCGTGGTGGGGTAACGATATTGATACTAGGACTCATGCAGTCTGGTTCACTCGTGTAGGAAGCGTGACTGCTTCTTCGAACACGAGAGTTACAGCGTTGAATTCGCATTTGATTTGATAAATGATTGATAAATAATTGGATGTTTATAGTGATTATGGCGAGAGAAACTTCAATTTTTTCGACCGAAAAAAAGGCACTAGGCCTCAAATTTTTAGTTAGTTAAGTAATTTATAAAGTATGAATGAGTAACGAATATATCTATCTATGCTGTGACTTCCACTGAAGCATTGGTGTTGGTATGGCCTAATTTTTCGCACAATGTTTGAATAATGTCTTGGCGATCATTGCGTTCAACCACCTTGATGGCTTTCTTGGTCTTCTTCACTTGGGCTTTCTCTTGGGCCTTCTCTTGGGTCTTGACCTCTTTGGCTAGGGCCTTCTCTTGGGCCTTGGCCTCTTTGGCTAGGGCTTTCTCTTGGGCCTTCTCTTGGGCCTTGGCCTCTTTGGCTAGGGCCTTCTCTTGGGCCTTCTCTTGGGCTCTGGTCTCTTTGGCTAGGGCCTTCTCTTGAATCTTGGCCTGCTTGGCATCCTCCTTGGCCTGAATCTTGGCTTGCTTGGCATCATCCTTGGCCTGAATCTTGGCCTGCTTGGCATCCTCCTTGGACTGAATCTTGGCCTGCTTGGCATCCTCCTTGGCCTGAATCTTGGCCTGCTTGGCATCCTCCTTCTCTTGAATCTTGGCCTGCTTTGCGGCCTCTTTGTTAGCGATATTCTCTAGTTTGGTGAGCTCCTTATCCATCTGGTCGGCAATCTTGCGTTGACGATTGAGCTCTTTCACGCGATCGGCTTTGGCTTGCTTCTTGGCTTTGACATCCTTGTTGCTCACACGATTCTCCTTGGCAAGCTTGGCCAAAGACATCATGAACTTGGGGGTGGTAAAAGTAGTAGCTGACATTGTTGTAAATTTTTGAACTGTTAAGTTTGTATTGGGATGCTTAGGATGTGTAGAGAGAAATTAACTTCAATTTTTTTTTGGATTTTGGAAAAAAATGCTTCAAAAAAACGCCACACTGACCAGGAATGCTCAAAATAGGTCAAAAATGAAAAGACCCAATATAGCCGTTACCCAAGGAGAAATATACTATCGTGAGATAGTAGGAATGAAATATTTAGGAGGCAAACAGCGACTAGGAAAACACTTGGCGCCAGTTTTACACGAAATATGGGAAAACAATGAAGACCTAAATGGATATCTAGAGCCATTCTGTGGTTCGCTAGGCGTACTCAAAAACATGACAGACATTGACACCAAAAATATACAGGCCAATGACTACCACGCGGATTTGATACAGATGTGGAAGGAGGTCAAGGTGGGTACATTCAAATACCCGACATCCATTTCGGAGAAGGAGTACTTGGAGGCCAAGCAGATGAAAAGCCCCAACGCACACAAGGCATTCGTAGGATTCGGAATGAGCTTCGGAGGACGATACTTTGGGGCCTATTCGCAGAAATACTTAAACGGAAAGAAGGAGGACTTCTGTAAAGAGATGGTCAACAGCCTCACCAGGACGGCGCCCAAGATACAGAATGTAAAGTTCACCAACAAGGACTACCGAAAACTAACGCCCAAGAAAAAACTCATATACTGTGACCCGCCCTACGCATACAACAAGTACCCCATCAAGTACAGGCGCGAGGTCAAGAAGTACGACACTTTCGACAACGAGGAGTTCTGGGAGGTCATGCGCAAGTGGAGCAAAAACAACCTGGTGGTAGTATCGGAAACAACGGCGCCGGATGATTTCGTAGAAGTTTGGAACCAAAAGAGGTACAGAAGTGCGGCCCAGAGTGCGAAGACAAGATTCAGTGAAAAATCGGACAAGCCGTCAGAGACGCACACTGTCGAAAAACTTTTCGTACACAAATCGAACGCCAAAAGGGCACAGTTGGACAACTAATGAAACACAGCGCTTCCCATAACACCCATTTCCCGTTATGTAACCCATTTCCCGTTATGTAACCGATTTCCCGTTAGTGCCACCATAATTAGACCAGGCTCTTTGCTCGGGTAGGGGGCTCGGGTCCGGTGAGTCGTAATAGTTCCGTTGATAGGGTATCTGGTCGCATGGTATCTGGTCGCAGGGTATCTGGTCCTATGGTATCTGGTCCTATGGTATCTGGTCCTATGGTATCTGGTCCTATGGTATCTGGTCCTATGGTATCTGGTCCTATGGTATCTGGTCCTATGGTATCTGGTCCTATGGTATCT